TGCTGATGGACCATGCATTTCACGAATATTTCCTCTGAAACTTTCAAATGCTTTTTTGCTGGCTTCAGCTGTTACAACATCACCATGATGGTCAATGTTGTCTAGCGATGCAAATCCTGAAACGGTTCTTTTTTCCTTATTGACTTTGGCAATAGGAAATGATAGAGTCATTGAAGACTCATTGTTATTCCAGTATGTCTTTTGAATATCCATATGTAAATAAATAATACCAAGTTTTATAAATAAGGCATAATTTGGGGGAATATTTTTTAATTTCCCCGCTTTATAAAAAAACCTAGTTTACCGCTCTTTTATCAACTGCTGAAAAAGCATCATTAATTTCAGCAATAGTTAGCTTGCCGTCATCTAGAAAACCACGAGCTAATTTTTCAACTACTGTAGCTACTCCCAATGTTCCAGCCAATATGACTGCTTTTGCGGTGCTTATACCTACTACTGCACCAGCACCTATAACGCTAAGTCCAGATGCTGCAAATACAGCAATTATTCTCATGGCTATATTGTTTATACTGGCAATAGCTCCAGATCCTACTTGCGTTGGTCCTGGTATATTTTCTGCAATTTCCTTTGCAGCATTTTCAACTACTGCAGAAATAGCATTGTCTGATGAAGTACTATTAATAGGCTTTAAAGCATATGTTGGTTCTAATTGAGACATGATCTACTCCTTTCCCTTTGGATTTCTTAATCTAAATGTTGCAATCCACAAGAAGATAGAGATAAGAATTGCATCTCCAACAACTGTCTTTGCAGATCCCGTCAAAACTAACCATGCAGAGAATAGACCAACAAAAGTCCAAATCTGATTGGCTAGGTCTGACAATAAACCTTTAATTAATTTCATTTGCCGAACCTCCTTCTAAGTGCTACTATTTGTCCTACGACAACTGTAGTTACTAAGATTTTTTTAGCTTTCTTTCTTGTTACAGGTGACATATCATTTCCAATGTTTGCCATTGCAACAAATGCTTGATTAATTGCTTGTACTCCAGGTACCGAAGCAAGTGCACCAGTTACTGGTGTTAAAACAACAGGGACAGCAACATCTGGAGCATTAAAACTAGCACCGCCTGGCTGTCCGATAAATGTATCAGCAGTAGTGATTGCATCTGCAGGTATTGGTAACCCAGATCCTGGAGGTGGGGCAGGTGGTGTAAGATGACCATCTTCTCCAACAACTTGAGGTGCACTTTGTGTACCAAAAAATTGAATACCACCATTTTCTACTCCCTTTACATCTTGTTGAATATGTGGGACTAATACTTCAGCAGGTGCAGGTTTTGGAATGTCAGTTGGTAGTTGTGCAGGATTGTTTGGAACAACGCCAGTTGATGCTACTAACGCTTTGTCTGCTGCTACTTTGTCTGCTGCTTGCTGTGCAGCTTTATCTGCTTCTGCTTTAGCAGCATCAGCTTTTGCCTGTGCATCTTTTTGTGCTTGTATAGCAGCATCCTGTGCGGCTTTTGCATCTTTTGCTTGTTGCTCTTTAGCTGCTTGTTCAGCAGCAATTCTATCCGCTTCTGCTTTTTGCTTATCTGCTTCTGCTTTAGCATTTGCAGATTCTTGTGCAGCTTTTGCTGCCTCATCTTTAGCTTTTTGTTCTGCTAGTGCAGCATCTTGTTCGGCTTTTGCTTTTGCGTCCGCCTCTGCTTTAGCAGCGTCTGCTGCTGCTTGAGCATCTTTTGCTGCTTGAATTTTTGCGTCTTCTGCTGCTTTGTCTGCTGCTGCTTGTGCTTCTTTGGCTGCTTGTTCAGCAGCAATACGTGCATCTTCTGCAGCCTTGGCTTCCGCTGCTGCTTTTTCATTTGCTGCTTGCTGTGCAGTTGCTGCTGCATCTGCTGCAGCTTTATCTGCTGCTGCTTGTGCTATTGCAGCTTGACGATCTGTTTCTGCTTTAATTGCTGCTTGTCTTGCAGCCTCTGCCTCTGCAGCAAGTCTTGCTTGTTCTGCATAATAATCTTGTGTAACAGTAACTGCATTTCCAGTAGCAGTATTTGCATCTTGAACAGCAACAGTTGCAGTATCTGCAAGAGAGTTAGCAGTTTGCAATGTAGCATTTGCTGTATTTTGAGCATCTGTTAAATTTTGTTTTTGTATAGACAAATTTTCCTGTGCTGTTGTTAGATCTCTTTGTGCTAAATTATATGCTTGTTGTGCTGCATCTATAACAGATTGTTGGGCATTTACATCATTAACTGCATCGTGAAGTGCTTGTACTGCTTGTGCTGCTACCTGTGCTTGTGCATCATATGCATTTTGAGCAGAAGTTAAATTAATTTGTGCTGTAGATACTGAAGCGGTCAATGTTGGATTTGGAGCAGAAGTAGTAGATATTACATGACTAAAATTAGTTGATGTAGGGGATGTAAAATATTGATTATTAATCATATAACCTAAAGTTACTCCAGCACCTCCGCCATTTTCATAATACCAAAGAATAATATCTTGCGTTGTGCCAGCGGTAATATCAAATGATTGACTATAAGGACTCCAAGCTAACCCTTGATCTCTCCAGTTATTAATAACTAAATTACCATCAATATAAAGTTTTGATCCATCGTCTGAGTAAACAGCATATTTAACAACTGTTGCATCTGACGGCAATGTAATCTTGCCTTCAAATTTTACAATTACATGATCTGATAATCCAGAATTAAGTATTTGACCACTTCCCCAATTATAAGTAATCTGAGGTACTGTCAGAACCTCTACTGGAGTAGCATTTGCAGCGGGGAGTGCAGGAGAGGCACCATTTGCTGCATGATAAACTGTTGCTATAAGTCCTGGTTGAGTAACATCAACAGTTGTTAATGGGGCAGAATCCAGTGCAGTTTGGGCATTTGTTAAATCAGTTTGGGCATTATTTAGGTCTGTTGATTTTTGATCAAAGGTAGAATTTTCAGCATTTGCTGTAGATTGTGCATTTGATGCAGTAGATTGTAAATCTGGCAATTTAGCAGTTTCTGTTGTTAATACAGTTTGATCATTATTAGTAGTAACGGTTGCCGTGTCTACAACGGATTGTGCTTGTGCTACGACCACCGTTTGGGTGTCAACAGCAGCAATGGCTGTTTGTGCAACTTGTGTGGCAACAGTAGCAGAATCAATAGTTTGTTGTGCAATTTGAATTTTGTTATTTGCCTCAGCAACAGCAGATGCCATAGGTTCTTGTGTAGTGGCTATAGAGATTGCTGTTGAGGTATCGGTATTGGAAGCATTTGCTTGAATTGTTGAAATTATTGCATTTCCATTTGTTTCTGAAGTTGTTTGAAGATTTGATATGGCTGCGTTAATTTTATTTTCTATAATGGCAACTGTAACAGTTGATGTATCAATAACAGCATTTACTGTTGAAGTATCTGTTATGGCAACTGGAATATCTGAAACGGGTTGAGAAGTAGTTGTGGCAGCGGGTACATCATCCGCATGTGCTTTATTAGACGGGAAAAGAAATAGCAACCCTGTTATAAACAAGGCTGCTATTATAAATTTAATCTTTCTGGTCATTTAGACCTCCACGTAGAAGCGTCTACATGTATATTATACCAGAATGATTACTTAATTAGTTATTAAGATTTATATACTGGACGGCCAAAACCGACAACTGATGCCCAAAGATGTTTGCCATTATTAACTCTATATCCACGAACATTTGATGCTACTTCTCCGCCATTATCTGGGCTTCCAGATGGCTTATGGTCTGGTGAAGTATTTCCTTCAACAGTTGTAATTGTTCCATCTCCATTATTATGTAACACAACACCTACATGTTGAACTGGACTTGTTGGAAGTGCATGTGGAATAAATGAAAAGAAAATCAAGTCTCCTGGTTGAGGAGTTCCTGTAGCTGGATCAATAATTTGATGTTCATTTTTAAAAGCTTCATAACCCGCTGGAGTATAAACAACATTTGGTATTGTTACGCCCGATTGGTGGGCACACCAATTCATGAAACTTCCGCACCATGCTTGTCCATCATGGCCTGTGAACTTGCCGTAATCTGTTTCGTTATCTTTTGGTCCTTCAACAACGCCAACTTGTGACATTGCTACTTCTAGAAAACGTGCAGCAGATCCTTGTGGATGTACTGTTACTGGTGGTACCGTTCTTGCTGTTGCCATTTATTTTGCCTTCTTTTCTGTTATTTTTTTAGCAATTTTTTTTGCTTGCTTTTTTGCTTTCTCTTCTTTTGGAGTAAGCTTTGGAGCTTTTTTTGTTGTTGTAGATTTTTTTTGTTCTTTGTTAGCCATTTTATTCTCCTTTTATTCTTGTTTTCTACCTTCACCCTGTGGGTTACGGCCTCCGCCCATTTTATCTGGTGCGTTTAAATTTCTATCTTTATCTCTTGCCCTTGTTCCTTTTGCATCAGTTACTGTTTCTGCTTTATCTTGAGCATTTAAATCAAGCGGAACATCTCCACCTTCAATAGGAGGTTTTCCAATTCTTGATCTTACTTCATTTGGAAGAATAACTTTGTTTACAAGATATGCAGAATCAATTCTTGATTGAGTTTCTTCATCTGTAAGTGCAAGCTCTTCAAACCTAAGTACAAATGCATCTGTAAACTCAGCAATAATTTTATTAAGCTTATACTCAAGCTCTTCTTGCATTGGACGACATACTTGCTCTTTAAATGTTTTATCTGCGTCTTTAGCATTTGCTAATGACACGTTTGCAGGCATGCCCAATTTAGATACTGGAACTCTATGTGCTAAAAGTATTCTATCTCTATTTTCAATAGCATAGTTATTAAATGATGAGTCTTGCACTCCCGCCTCAATTGGTTCCATGTTAAACTCAACACGAGCATTTTCTCCATCTGATGGAAGCGGAATATAAAGCGTTCTATGGTTTCTTCCCTTTAATCCTGTTTGGAAGAACTCAAGTAATTTACGCTCTGATTCATTTGTAAGCTTTGCACCCTTAACAGTAATAATATATCTAGGTACTGCTTTATTTTCAAAATAATCTAAATTGAAACGTTGTGCAAATTCATCTCCAGCAACTGCATTTTTGGCAGAAAGAATATCTGGAATACCATAATAAGTGTTTGAAGGAGTAAACTTTTTAAAATGAATTACTTCGTTTGGCTGTGGATCTGTACCAATTTGATCAGGAGTTTCTGTGTCTCCAAAATTTCTAAAGAACGTGTAACGGTTGTAAACAACTTGCACAAAGCCATCACGGTGGNGGCGTATACGCATAGTAGTACAAGGAATATGTCCAATATAACCTATCTTTCCAGTTGATGTGCGACCAACTTCAAGGTATGCATTTCCTGTTGCTTCCAGGTCAGTATAAACTTTTTTCATATTTTCTAAAAATGAATCGTCTGAGTTTAAAGATTCAAGATAGGTTCTAAGGTCTTCTTTGCCTTGTTCAATTTTTGAGCGAATCTTATCTAACCTTTTAGGATTATCCATTACTTCTTCTACTTTTAATGTTGTCTTAAAAGTTTCTTCAAACTTATAACCTAACCCAATTACGTTTGCAACTTTAGCATTTACTGCTGAGTGATGATATGGAGATACATCATAAAGCTGTGATAGATAAAGCATATTGTATGGAGGCTGAACTATTTGAAATAATGAATATCCAGTAAGGTCTAGTGGGTCTAACTTTTTAGACTTTGCATCGCCTTTACCAGTAAATGATTTTTCTAATCTTGCTGCTCTACGTCTAAAGTTTTCACTTAATCCCTCAGACTTTCTTATTTCTTCCCATTCAACATTAAATGGATCTTCAAATGTAGCCTCTTGTTTAGTAAAAAGGCCATAGTCAGCATTGCTTAAGATTGAAACATCTTCTCCATCTTCATCATTCATAATAGTCACATTGTGATCCATTTATGCTAACCCCATTTCTCTTGCTTCTTTAATATATTCCATCATAGCTGGCATATCTTGTGCGTCTGGAATCATTCCCATTGCAGCCCGTGATTTTTGTTCTTCAAGTTCATCTTCTGTAACTTGGCGGTGACCAGAAAAGAAAAGAGGTTTTCCTTCATCAAGTCCATAGCTTTTAGCAGCGACCTTTAATTTTTGAATCTGTCTAATATCGCCTTTTATAGATGGAATACTTAGGGTATTATCATCTTCATCACGGACAATAGAGCCATCTGGCATCTGCCAAACATAGATTCCCCAATTTACTTCTTCAATAGGCGTTACTTTCATTCTAGGCATAGTAAAATTCTACCACCTGAACGCCATAAAGCCTAAATTTTGTATTTAATAACGACATTTTTTACTCTGTACCGTCTGACATGTACATGTCATGCCTATTGTGAAACCATGAAGGAATAGCATATCTTACGCCACTTTTCATCTTAGCAATAGTATGCACGTAAATAAAGTTTGATGGGAAGAACAATATCGTTCCCGCTTTTGGTTTAATAGTAATGTTAGATTGAGGAAAACTAATTTCTCCTCCTTCATAATCATCATTTAAATATGACAAAACGCTTAAAGATCTGCTGCTTACGCCTATATCTTGATGAGGAGGTAGTTCTCCTCCAGATACATACTTTAAAATATTTGGTCTCTCACGACCCTTTAAGTTAGCTTTAGAAAATGGATAAAGTTTATAATATTCTTCTAATGCGGAGTCTACAGTACTAGTTAGTATGTTCCATAGTTCTATTTCTTCGTTATAAAAAGGATAATCTGAACGTATGTCTTTTTCGCTACTTAGCCTAAACTGGTAGCAAAATGGGTCCCGACCTTCATCTTGCCATGGGCTCCAAATTGATTCAAGGTTTGCATCTTTTCTTTTTTTATCTAAACTTTCAATTTTATTGATTACACCTTGTGGGTCTAATATAGCATTTTCAACCATTACAAGACCTATTTCTAAAACTTTAACTTCCATTATTTTCTCCTAAAAAGTCTGGGTCAGCAAATTTAATATTTGAAGAATGATGAAGCAATAAAGTGTATCTTAATCCTTCAGTTACTTCAGTTATTCCATGTATATAGCTTGGGTCTTTTTGTGGAAATACTACACAAGAATATTTTACTGGAACATATTCAAAACTTTTTTCTGGAAAATATATATTTCCTCCTTGAAATTCTGGAGGTTCATTTAAATATATAACTGTACTCCATTCAATAAAAGTTTCTTTTTCTATATCATCTATGTGTGGTGCTCCAAAAGAACCCTTATGCCATTTTGATGAATAGCCTTTTGTTGTGTATACTTCAAAATTTAAATTAAATAATTTTTTTATTTCATTGTTTGCTTTATCTGAATATTTTTTTAATAAATTTATAGTTGTTTTGTTATACGGTAAAGCAGTTCCACCATTTCTATCATTATAATATGGTGGGTATGGGTT